ACGCTGGCGGCGCTGGTGGGTCTGGGTACATTCTTGTTGAAGAACACTACAACTACTGAGGTTGCAAATGAAAAAGTATGCAATCATTAACGGGCAAGATGTAATTAATCTCATTGAGTATGAAAACGCCCCCGGCAACCCTGTTCCCGGTTTTGACGAGCATATTGTCGCCGTTGAAACAGAAACTGCTAGTCCGGGATGGACTTATGCTAATGGCACGTTTACCGCACCACAACCTTATCCATCATGGACATTGATTGACAATGTTTGGACACCCCCCACCCCAATGCCTAAAAATAACAAAATAAATACCTGGGATGAAGCTACGTTATCTTGGATGTATACGGGGTAAATTTAATGGCTTTTATCAAGGCATCTGAAGAAGCATAGATTGCTGCTGCTCCGGCTGCTCCCGTTGAATCTTTGCCGGTTGAAAAGCCGGTTGTCTGACATTTGACGTCAACGACGCTTTGTCGTAATGTCAAGCCCTAACCGTACTGGTGAGGTTCACCAGGTATCCGAAAGGACACTCAGCATATGAGCGATGAAGCTCTAGACCTACCAGCGGATGACACCGCGCCGGTTGCAGAAGCCACGGCAGCTCCTGTTCCTGTTGATACCCAGCCGGATGAATCCACGACGGAAGCCTCAAAGTCTTTCACACAGGAAGAACTTGACGCCATTGTCGGAAAGCGTCTTGCACGCGAACAGCGTAAGTGGGAACGAGAGCAGGCCCAGCGCGTTGCGGACTTTGAGGCCCGAAAGGCCGTCTCAGTCACACCGCCCGACGTTAACGATTTTGACAATGCACAGGCTTACGCGGAAGCGTTGGCGGAACGCAAAGCTCAAGAGATGTTGGCCCGGCGCGAGACAGCAAAGCAGCAAGCTCAGCTTCTGGATGTCTATCACGAAAAGGAAGAGGACGCGCGGGTCCGCTACGACGACTTCGAACAGGTCGCGTACAACCCAAACCTCCCCGTCACGGACGTGATGGCCCAGACGATCCAGTCTTCGGACAACGGCCCCGATGTCATCTACTGGCTTGGGTCCAACCCGAAGGAAGCTGGCCGTATCGCTGCCCTTCCGCCCATCCTGCAAGCGCGAGAGATCGGTCGAATTGAAGCCAAACTGGCTGCAAGCCCTCCGATTAAAAAGACCTCAAATGCTCCCGCGCCTATTAATCCGATTGCAAATGCCAGATCGTCTGGCAAGCAGGTTTACGATACGACCGACCCACGCTCCATGAAGAACATGAGCACGTCGGAGTGGATCGAAGCCGAGCGTATGCGTCAGATTAAGAAGCAGGAAGCGCAGCGCAACCGCTAGCTTTTGAAAGTGTAAAACAATGGCTAACAGCCTTCTTACCATCGACATGATCACCCGGAAGTCTCTCGAAATCCTTGAGAACAACCTGGTGATTACCCGCAACGTCAACCGCCAGTACGACGACTCGTTCGCCGTTGAAGGTGCCAAGATCGGCTCGACCCTCCGCATCCGCCTGCCCGACCGCGCTCTGGTCACGGACGGCGCTGCGCTTCAGGTTCAGGACGACAACGAGCAGTTCACGACCCTGACCGTCTCCTCGCAGAAGCACATCGGCGTGAACTTCACGTCCGCTGAGCTGACGATGCAGCTTGACGATTTTGCGGAACGTGTTCTCAAGCCGCGTATCTCGCAGCTCGCCTCCAGCATCGACGCCGATGTCGCCAACTCGTTCCAGTCGATCTACAATTCGGTTGGCACGCCCGGCACCGTCCCGTCCACTTCGCTTGTCCTGCTTCAGGCCCAGCAGAAGCTGAACGAGTTCGCCACCCCGATGGCCCCGCGCTATGCGACGGTCAACCCGGCTGCGAACGCTGGCCTCGTCGAAGGCATGAAGGGTCTCTTCAACCCGACCTCCACCATTAGCCGCCAGTTTAAAAACGGCATGATGGGCGAAGGCATCCTCGGCCTTGAAGAAGTCAACATGTCCCAGTCGATCCGTCAGTTCCTGACCGGCTCGGCCGTGCGTACCGACTCCCTCGCCGTCAAGACCACCCTGTCCACGCAGGGCATTAGCACGATCACGTTCAAGTCGGCTACCAACGCGAAGACCCTCGTCCCCGGCGATGTCTTCACGATTGCCAACGTGTACGCGGTCAACCCGCAGGTTCGTGAGTCCACTGGTTCGCTCCAGCAGTTCGTTGTGACCAACACGGTCACCTCGTCCGGCACCGAGTTCGCCAGCGTCACGTTCTCCCCGGCGATCTACACCTCGACCAACGCCCTCGCGACCGTTGACTCGTTCCCCGTGGCTGACGCTGCCGTCACGCTGCTTGGTTCGGCCAGCACCTACTACCCGCAGAACCTTGTGTACCACAAGGACGCGATCACCTTCGCCACCGCCGACCTTCTGCTTCCGCAGGGTGTCGATATGGCCTCGCGTCAGGTCCACAACGGCATCTCGCTCCGCATTGTGCGCCAGTACGACATCAACAACGACCGTATGCCTTGTCGTATTGATGTGTTGTACGGCTTCAACACAATCCGTCCGCAGATGGCCACTCGCCTCTGGGGCTAAACTAACCCGCCCCCGGCCAACGCCGGGGGCACCTCCTTTTCTTGAAAGGCTCTTATCATGGCTCTTCCTTCTGTTGGCGGTGGCTATCAGTTTAATGATGGCAACCTAAATGAAGTAAAACTCACCGTTGCCGCTGTACCGACTACGGCAACCGACAGCGCCACGCTGACGGCTGCTCAGCTCACCAACGGCATCATCATCGGCACACCGACGACGACGGCCGCCTACACGCTGCCTCTGGCGACCGACCTCGACGCCTTGCTGACGAACTCCAAGCCTGGCTCCACGTTTGACTTCCGCGTCATTAACACGACGACGGCGGGCGTCATCACCGTGACCACCAACACTGGCTGGACCATCGGCAGCAGCGGCTCGCAGGGTCTCATGACCATTGCGGCTACGGCTGGCACCGTGCGCGGCTTCCGCGCCCGTAAAACTGCTGACGGTTCTTGGGCGCTCTACGCCATCTCGTAAGCAAACCGGCCCCTGCTTCGGCAGGGGCCACCTTTACAGGAAATTTTATGCACATCTATCTGCGCCACCCGGACCACGGCACCAAGGTCGCCACGATGGACCTTGAAGCGATTTATGATGAAGAGAACGGTTGGACGCGCTATACTCCCGGCCAGCCTGCGGTAAGTGCGTCGGCTAACGAACTGGTCTCCAGACGGCGCGGGCGTCGTCCTTCGGTTGAGGAAATAGCGGCAGATGACAACGACAGCGGGCGATCAGATTAATGGCGCGCTTCGTCTCCTCGGCGTCCTAGCCGAAGGCGAAACCCCGTCTGCGGCCACGTCGCAGGATGCGTTGAACGCGCTCAACCAGATGATTGATTCGTGGAACACCGAGCGACTGGCCGTGTTCTCCACGCAGGACCAGGTGTTTAGTTGGCTGCCCGGCCTCATCTCGCGCACGCTGGGGCCGACCGGCGACTTCGTCGGCAACCGCCCAATCCTGCTGGACGATGCAACCTACTTCAAAGACCCGGCCAGCGGCATCTCCTACGGCATCAAGATCATCAACCAGCAGCAGTACGACGGCATTGCCGTCAAGACTGTCACCAGCACCTACCCGCAGGTGATCTGGATCAACATGAGCTACCCCAACATTGAGATGTACGTATACCCGGTGCCGACCAAGACGCTGGAGTGGCACTTCGTCTCGGTTGAGGAGCTGACGCAGCCCGCCACAATCGCAACAACACTAGCCTTCCCGCCGGGCTACCTCCGCGCGTTTCGTTACAATCTGGCTTGCGAAATGGCCCCGGAGTTTGGCGTTGAACCAACGCCCACGGTGTCGCGCATCGCGATGGCGTCCAAGCGCAACCTGAAGCGCATCAACAACCCTGACGACATCATGGCGCTGCCCTACAGCATCGTCGGGACAAGACAGCGTTACAATATTTTTGCAGGGAATTTCTGATGCAGACGCCCATCCTCGGCTCTGCGTACGTAGCCCGCAGCGTCAACGCTGCGGACAACCGCATGATCAACATGTACCCTGAAACCGTGCCTGAAGGCGGCAAGCAGCCTGCGTTCCTTCAGCGTGCGCCGGGGCTAAATTATCTTGCAACAATGGGCGCAGGCCCGGTACGTGGGCTTTGGCAGTTTGGCAACTATGGCTACGCCGTGTCGGGCACGTCGCTCTATAAAATCGACACCGATTTCAATGTCGTATCTAAAGGCACCGTGGCCGGAACTGGCCCCGTGTCGATGGTTGATAATGGCACCCAATTGTTTATCGCGGCGGGCGCTAACGGTTACATTTACAACGCTGGCACGGACGTGTTCGCACAGATTACGGATGTTGATTTTGCTGGCGCGGTAACGGTTGGGTTCCTCGACGGATACTTCGTCTACAATCAACCCAACAGCCAGAAATTCTGGGTTACGTCGTTATACGACGGCACGTCCGTTGACCCGCTTGATTTTGCCAGCGCCGAAGGCTCGCCTGACAATCTGGTGTCGCTAATCGTGGACCACCGCGAAGTTTGGCTGTTCGGTCAAAATTCAACCGAAGTCTGGTACGACGCAGGTCTGCCGGATTTTCCGCTATCCCGCATTCAAGGCGCGTTTATTGAAATTGGCTGCGCTGCGCCATTTTCTGTCGCCAAACTTGACAACGGCGTGTTTTGGCTTAGCTCAGACGCGCGCGGGCGAGGCATGGTGTACCGGTCCAACGGCTACGCTGGCGTTCGCATCTCAACACATTCCGTTGAATGGCAAATCCAGCAATACGAAGACATCTCCGATGCTGTGGCGTATACCTACCAGCAAGACGGCCACGCCTTTTACGTGCTAAATTTTCCCTCCGCCAACATCACATGGGTTTACGACGTAGCAACCCAAGCGTGGCACCAGCGCGCCGGTTGGCTTAACAACCAGTACACCCGCCATCGTGGCAACTGCCAAATGGCGTTCAATGGCCAGATCGTCATTGGCGATTATTTGACCGGCCAGATCTACGCCTATGACCTCACGGTCTACACCGAAGCCGGGTCTGTTCAAAAATGGCTGCGCTCGTGGCGGGCGCTGCCCACCGGCACCAACAACCTGAAGCGCACCACGCAACACAGTTTGCAACTTGATTGCGAAGTAGGCGTAGGTCTGGATGGCGCAACGCCTGCGACCACAACCTATCTTAGCAGCATCTCGTCTGACGCCGCGTCTGCAAGCGCAATTAGCGGCGAGTCGGAAGAAACCACAAACGGAATTATTGTGCAGGGTTCCGATCCGCAGGTCATGCTGCGTTGGTCGGATGACGGCGGGCACACTTGGTCCAGCGAGCATTGGCGGTCAATGGGCAAGCTTGGCGAAACCGGGCGGCGCGTTTTGTGGCGCAGGCTTGGCATGACCCTGAAGCTCCGCGACCGCGTGTACGAAGTGTCAGGGACCGATCCGGTCAAGATCGCCATTATGGGCGCGGAACTGATCGTGGCACCCACCAATGCCTGACAACATCACACAAATTCCGGCTCCGCGCGTCCTGCTTTGGGACGCAATGACGAACTATGTGACACGCGCCTGGTATCGGTATTTCTACAACCTTTATGCCATTCTTGGTAGCGGCTCGCTCCGCAGCGGGGCGTTTTACGACACCACTACGCAGACCCCCGCCGCCATCAACACGGCCTACGCCATAACGCTTAACAACACCAGCATAAGCCAAGGCGTCAGCATCGGGACGCCGACATCGCGGGTCTACGTGGACCGCACGGGTTCGTACAACATTCAGTTCTCGTTGCAACTGACCAGCACCAACGCGGCGGATAAAGACGTGTACATCTGGGCGGATGTAAATGGAACGTCCGTACCTGAAAGCGCCACCAAGCTAAGTTTGTCTGGCTCTAGTAAAGCTTACGTTGCGGCTTGGAACTTTGTCATCCGCATGAGCGCAGGTGACTATTTCCGGTTAATGTGGTCTACTACCAACACGAACGTGCAGATAGCCCGCATAGCGGCGTCTGCGCCTGTACCGGCCATCCCATCGGTTATCTTGACCGTAGCTGCAAACATAGGTGAATAATGGCTGTTCTCACCCCATCCCCCAAAACAGCTTTCGTTGACGCAGCAGGCGAGCCGCTGGTTGGCGGGCAGTTGTACACTTACGTTGCCGGTACAACGACGTTGCAGGCCACTTACACGGATTCAACCGCAACGACGGCCAATACCAACCCTATCATCTTGGACTCGCGTGGCGAGGCTAGCGTTTGGTTGGGCGGCGCTATCTACAAGTTTGTGCTGAATGATGCGGACGGCGCACTGATCTGGACGGTAGATAACATCTCGGCCCCTACGGCTGCGGTGTCGCCCGTGCTGTCTGGCAATGTCACCATCGACTCCAACACATCCTCGCCTGCATTGACGATCACCCAAACTGGCACGGGTGCCGCGTTAAAAGTGCAAGATTCGGCAGATCCTGACGTAACGCCATTTATCATCGACGCCACGGGCCAAGTTGGCATTGGCACCGCCACGCCTGTGTCCGCGCTTGAAGTTGCAAGCCCAGGTGTGATCACGGGCGCGTGGGCGTACTTGCCCGCTGGCACAACAATGCTCTTTGTGCAGACCAGCGCCCCCACCGGCTGGACAAAAAGCACAACGCATGACAACAAGGCGCTGCGTGTGGTGTCGGGCGCGGCCAGCAGTGGCGGCACAACGGCGTTCACCAGCGTCTTCACGTCGCGCACCATCACCACAGCCAATATGCCAACGCACACGCATACGGTCACGGACCCCGGCCATACGCATACCGCAGGCATATACTCAATCCTTTTGAACGGCGCAGGCGGCTCTACACTTAATACTGGTTCAGGATTTAACACTGTTACAGCAGCCGCAACTAACTCGTCTACAACCGGCATCACTAATCAGAACGCCGGTAGCGGCACGGCAATGGACTTTGCGGTCCAATATGTTGATGTCATCATCGCAACCAAGGACTGACGATGCAGCTTAAGAATGGCACGTTCTGCCCGCTGATTAAAAAGGACTGCGTGCAGCTCCAGTGCGCGTGGTTCACGCAATTGCGCGGCACGCACCCCCAGACGGGCGCGGAAATTGACGAGTGGATGTGCGCCATTTCGGCCATGCCCATGTTGCAGATTGAGGTCGCCAAGGAAGCCCGCCAGGGCGCTGCGGCGACGGAGAGCTTCCGAAACGAGATGGTGCGGGCGCAGGGCGAAGTGCTGCCGCCGCTTCTCAAACAATTGTCGTAGGAACCCGATGGCAACGCGGTTGGTCAATGATCGTGATTTGGCCCTAAAAGTCGGTTTTCAGGCTACGGATTGGTCACACCCGGTCGCATACGAGGACTACGCAAACGTTTTGCAAACGTGGGACGTTAAGGCTATAATCCGCAACGACACCTGTGTTGGGGCGGCGTACTTCAAAGACGGCGAGGTCCATGTGTCGGTACTGCCTGAGTGGCGGCGGCGGTGGGCAACGCGGCGGATAATAGCGGAATTGTTCGCGCATGAGGACGCCCACACGCGGATCATGCCGGGGCATGAGTATATGTACGGTATCTTCGACCGCCTTGGGTTCAAGGCTCGCGATGACGGCGCGCTGGTGAAAGGCAACTGATATGGGTATCGAAACCGCCATTCTAGGGTCCGCCGTTCTCGGTGCGGGGTCCAGCTTGTTTGGGTCCAGCAGTGCTGCGGACGCTCAGCAGGCCGCTGCGGCCGAAAGCGCGGCGGCTCAACGGTACGCTGCCGACCAAAGCATTGCCGCCCAGAAAGAAATGTACCAGCAGGGTCGCACGGACCTTGCGCCCTACCGTGAGGGCGGCGTCACCGCGCAGAACCAACTTTTGCAGCTATTGGGCCTTGGCGGAAATACCACAGCGGGAAATTACGGAAAATACGCCAAAGATTTTGGCATGTCGGACTTTACGGCAGACCCTGGCTATGGGTTCCGCTTTGACCAAGGCATGAAGGCGCTAAACGCCAGCGCCGCCGCGCGCGGCATGGGCATGTCTGGCGCGAACATTAAAGGCGCTACGGAATACGGCCAAAACATGGGCTCGCAAGAGTACCAGAACGCGTTCAACCGTTACCAGATTAACCGCGCCAATCAACTTACTCCGTTGCAAGGCTTATATACCGGCGGTCAGGCGGCTGCTGCTGGGTCTGCGGCATCGGCTAACGCGCTGGGCCAGAATTTGGGCCAGACCTACACCAATCTGGGCCAAGGGCTTGGACAGGCGGCGGTCGCTGGCGGCAACGCGCAGGCGGCGGGGTATATGAACGCCAGCAACGCGATAAACAACGCGCTGAGCAGCGGCATGAGTTCGTATATGAACTCCAACTTGATGAACCGCATGTACCCCGGCGGTAGCGGCGAAACCGCCATTGGCGGGCTGTGGTAACCCATTCATTTCTGAGGACAAATTAATGGTCGATTACAGCACCGCGCTCCCACAACAGCAGTTCTTTCAAGCTCCTGATATGTTGCAGAACGCCATGCGTATGCAGCAGATACAAGCGCAGGGCGCGCAGATGCGGGAGCTTGCGCGTCAGCGGTCTGAAGAAGAAGCCTTGCGGGGCATTACGGTAGACCCTAACTCGCCTGAGTACATCCAGCAGCTTCAGCGCATTAAACCTTCGCTTGTTTTTCCTGCGTTGACAGCGCAGAGCCAAAATCGTGCGTCTGACCGCGCGGCGGCGGTATCTACGGCAGAACTGGCGCTTAAAAACCGCGAGCTTATCTCCAGACACGGTCAAGAATTTCGTGACAACCTGCGTATGGTTGACGCTTACCCGGAGGACCAGCGCCCGGCGGCGTATGGTAGGCTTATATCTTCGCTCCCGCCAGACTTGCAGACTGTCTTTCCGCGCCAATACAGCCCCGACGCCGTCCGCCGTGGGATGAGCACCACGACCCAGCTTCTGGACGCGGCCAAGCCGCAATATCAGATGTTTGATGGTGTTCCGGTAGCTGTAACCCCCGAAACAGGAACTTTTACCCCGCTCCGCGAAGCGGGCGCAGGCGCTCCGATGGGCGGCGGCGTTGGCGCTTCGGCAATGCCGGGCGCGGCCGCTCCCACAGGCCGTGCAGGCGCGGCAGCGGCACCCGCTGGTTTTGACATGGACCGGGCCAAGCAGGCCATTGCGGGCATTGAGAGCGGCGGCAGATACGACGCTCTTGGGCCGGTCACAAATCGTGGCGACCGCGCATTCGGCAAGTACCAGGTCATGGGCGCGAACATCCCTTCGTGGACCAAGGAAGCCCTTGGCAGCAGCATGACGCCTGCTGAGTTCTTGGCTAGCCCAGAAGCTCAGGAGCGAGTGTTTGAGACGCAGTTTGGCAAGAGCGTCGCCAAATATGGCAATCCGGCTGATGCCGCGTCTGTGTGGTTCTCCGGTCGCCCGCTTGCGAAGGCGGGCAACGCTTCGGACGTGCTGGGGACGACCGTCCCGCAGTACGCGCAGAAGTTTATGGCTGCGTATGAAGGCGGCGCTAACACGCCCGCCATGATGCGTGCGCCGGGGTTTGCGTCTAGCTCTGGCATCCCGGCCAACGTCGGCCTTCCGGTCGCGCCGGTCCTGAACGCGCTTGCAGGCCCGCAACCCGCGCAGCAGGGCAACGCGCTCGCCATGCAGGCTGCTCCAATGACGCAGTTGCAGGCTGCACCAATCGCGGCCCCGCAGCCCGCGCCAGCGTTGTCAGCGTTTGATAGCGCACAACAAACCGCGCCTGCGTTGTCTCCGTATCAACAGGCGCGACAAGACGCCAGACAGCGTGAATTAGACGTTTACAAGCAAAAAGAAGAGATTAAACGGTCAGCGTCGCAAGAACTTACGCCCGTTCAAGAGCAGAAAATGCGCACCGACATTGGCGAAGCCCGCGCCAACGCCGGGGAGTCTATGGCAACGCTTCAGGAAACGGTTCGCGCGGCCAAAGATGTTTTGGCGCTGCCTGAAGAGGCTAAAAACGCCATTTCTGGCTACACGGGAAGATATACGCCTAACCTTAGCGCGTCAGCGAAAGACGCGCAGACAAAATTTAACGACATTGTTGGCCAGATAACCGCGATGTCCAAAGCCAGCACAGGGCCTATCGGCAGCATGGCCGTTCAAGAATGGAAAATCTTGGCCGACCAAGTCGCGTCCTTGGACCTTACAAATATGGACGCAAAAACGCTTGATAGGCAGATGAAGATCATCGTCAATCGAGCCGAAGGGCTTATGAACCGTACGCGGGCTAACTACACGAACATATACGGCCCTTTGATGGAGAAATATAAGGGCCAGTTTGACCTTCCCGCACCTACTCCGTCTATCGCCATAGGTATTGATCCCCGCGCAATTGAGAAGTTGCGCAACGATCCGTCTATGGCTAAGGCTTTTGATGAGCACTTTGGCCGTCCTGGCGCTGCCGCAGCAATTCTGGGGAAATAAATGGCAAACCCTTTTGCTGAATTTGAAGTTCCGGCTGGACCGCGCAAAACTGTGGGCGGCCGTGAAACCGCGCCGAGTTCAGCGAACCCTTTTGCTGAATTTGAAGTTCCGAAAGCCCCGTCTAACGAACGCACTTTGACCGGCGCGTTGTTAGAGGGCGCAAAAGCATTGCCCGGTGACATCCTGACTATGGCAGGGGGTCTTCTTGACGTAGCGGCTGGCGTGCCGCGCGCTGCGGCCAAGGCCGTGCTACCCGCGCAAATGTTCTCCGCGATAGACACGTCAATGGGCGCGCCCGGCGCGGGCGAACGCGCCACTAATGCGTTCAACACCGCCGCCCGCGATCTTCCGCAAGGGTTGTTCACTAAAGCCGCTGAGGCTGTGATTCCCGCCGATACGTTGGCGGGTATCCGCGCAAGAGCGCCTTTTGCAGAGCAAGCCAATCCCGAATTGCAAGCCCGCGCCAAAGCGACGGCGGATGCGTTCATTGACTCATACGCGGCGTATGGCGACAAGCAGAAATTCTTGGAGAAGCTGGCTACGCAGCCGACTTCGGTTCTGGCTGACTTGTCCCTTGGGCTGGGCTTGGGCGCTAAGGTTGCGCCCGCTGGGCGCATAGCCGAAGCGCTTGAACGCGCGAGCGTGCTTACAGACCCCATCCGAGGCACCGCAAACGCGCTGCAAGTTACCGGGAACGCCTTGGCGCGTCCGGTCACGGCGGTGTCTAACTTGTTTACGCCTAGCGCCAACATGCTCGTTCCGGCTTTGGAAGGTCGCGGCGCGGCGTACGTCAACGCGCTTCGCGGCGAAGGTAACGTCATTGTGCCCGGCAGCAAGCCTACAGCCGCCGAAGTGTTGGCGGGCGCAGGCGTCAGCGGCACGCAGTTTCCTGCGTTGCAGCAGCGGCTGCTTAAAGAAAACATGCCCACAGCCGCAGCGGAATTGGAAGCCGCGCAGACCGCCGCCCGTCAGCGGTCTATCGGTTCTATCGCTGAGACGCCCGCTAACCTTGAACAGGCTCGCACGACACGCGCGGTCAACGCCAAGGCTAATTACGAAGGGCCGATGGCCGTTGAAGTTACGGCGGATGAAAAGCTTGCCCGTATGCTTCAAACGCCCGCTATGCAAGACGCCGTCAGAACGGCGCAAAAGAACGCCGCAAATGAGCAACGGCTGTTCAAAACAGGCGAAGACGTTCCGGCGCAAACTGTTACGTCCACGGTTATGGGGCCGGATGGCAAGCCCCTTACTCGTGAAGCGCCAGCGGCATTTGCGACATACCCCGGCCAGAGCTTGCACGACATCAAGCTCGCGCTAGACGAAATGATAAAATCCTCGCCGGGTGTTACGGCGGCAGAAAGGGCCGAACAAAGGACTATTAAATCCGTTCGCGATCAATTCGTCGGGTGGATGGAGAACAAACTGCCCGGTTACAAAACCGCGCGTGAGACTTTTGCCGCCGAAAGCAAGCCGATCAACGTCATGGAAGTCGGTAAGGTGCTTGAGCAGGCGCTCACTAGCCCGCTCAACGAAGGCGTCAGTCGTCCAGGTGTGTTCGCTACTGCGGTTCGCAACGCTCCCGCCACCATCAAAAAGGCCACGGGCGACACGCGGTTCCAGACGTTATCCGACACGCTTGAGGCTGGGGACAGCCAAAAAGTGTCCAACATCTTGCAAGACCTCGCGCGGACGGATGAGTATAAGCGTCTGGCCCAACGCGGGGCGGAGCAGGCGAAGACCTTGGAAGCGGGCAACATCCCGCGTACGCCTGCTTTCTTTAGCTGGATCGCAACGGCGGCGAATAAGATCGCAGGCGCGCTGGAAGGGCGCATCCAAAGCGCGACGGCCATACGTTTGGCGGAAGCCATGCTTGACCCGGCAACAGCCGCGACTGCTATTGAGAAAGCTATGGCTACAAAAGCAAATACTGCGGCACGCGGCGCGGCTGTACGCGCGCCGTTTAACGCGGCGGCGGAAGCCGCCCGCGCAGCAGCGCCTTACGGCTCGCCCATATTGACGATCAACCGGCTCGCGCCGCCCCAAGAAAACCGCAACTCAATGGCCCGGTGACATGGAACCTCAGACGCTCATCAACATCGCCGGAGGTCTTACCCTTTCAATCGTGGGCTGGTTAGCCCGCGAATTGTGGGGCGCGGTCAAGGACTTGCGCGAGGACATCCACCGGATCGAGGTCGATCTGCCCAAGACCTACGTCCCCCGCGTGGACATTGACGCACGGATGAAACATATCGAGGACATGTTCCAGCGCATCTACGACAAGCTAGACGCAAAGGCGGACAAATAATGGCATTCGGCATCGACGACGCCATCGCGGCGGCTCTCAAGGTTCTTGACAAGTTCGTGCCAGATCCGCAGGCCAAGGCCAAGGCGGAGGGCGAGCTGCGCTCCAGCCTCCAACTCTGGGACAAGAGCCAGACCGACGTCAACGTCGTCGAGGCGGCCAACCCGAACCTGTTCGTGTCGGGCTGGCGTCCGTTCATCGGCTGGGTGTGCGGCGCTGCGCTGGCCTACCAGTACGTTGCGGCTCCGCTGCTGATGTGGGTAGCCACCAGCCTGCACATCACGCTGGCGGCACCTCCCAAGCTTGATGGTATGCTATGGGAGCTGGTCTTCGCCCTACTCGGAATGGGTGGGCTTCGCACGCTGGAGAAAGTCAAGGGAGTGGCGTCCAAATGAAATCCAATTTCGACCGTTCCTTGAAGATGATGCTCGCGCATGAGGGCGGCTACGTCTGCAATCCGCGCGATCCTGGGGGTATGACAAACCTCGGCGTCACCAAGGCAACGTGGGAGTCCTACATCGATTGCGACGTGACGGAGTCGCAGATGCGGGCGCTGACGCCCGCCAAGGTCGCGCCGCTGTACAAGGAGCGGTACTGGGACGCCGTGCGTGGCGATGACCTGCCAGCAGGCGTGGACTTCGCCATGTTCGACTTCGCGGTCAACTCCGGCCCCGTGCGCGCCATCAGGACGCTGCAATCGTCGCTGGCGGTCCCGACAGACGGCATGATCGGCCCGCGCACGTTGAAGGCCGTCAGCATGCTTGAGCCGGGCGTCGTCATCGACAACCTGTGCCGCGAGCGTGTGCAGTTCTTGGCCCGGCTCTCAACCTACAAGACCTTCGGGCGCGGCTGGATACGCCGCGTCAACGAAGTGGAAGTGCAGGCTAGGGAGATGGCTGCGCGGCCCGGAGCGTAGCGAGCAGCTCGTCACGCTCGCGCGTGGCCCGCAGGGACGTGAACCGCTGGTGCAGCCGCACGACGACGGTGCCCCGGCGCATCCCGACCAGTTCGTCATGCAGCAATTGCTGGACCGCCGCTTCGGACAGCGACGGCAGCTTTTTGTTTAGATCGCGCCAATTGAGTGTCATGCTTTCAGTTCCTCTAGGGCTATGTCCGAGATCGCGCGCTTGTCGCGCAGGGCGGACCAGATCCGTTCGTCGATAGTCTTATTACAAAGCAGCAGATAACACCAGACCGGTTGCGTTTGCCCGCCCCGGTGCAGGCGTCCGACCGTCTGCTCGTACAGCTCCAGCGACCACGGCAGCGACACGAAGACGATCTTGTTGCCGCCGTGTTGCAGATTGAGACCGTGGCCCGCCGACTTGGGGTGGATCAGCAGCAGCTCAATCTGGCCCGCGTTCCAGCGTTCGATGGCGCGGGCGTCGTCAATCGTCTGGGCGTGCGGGAACCGGCGGCGCAGCTCGGCCAGCTCCTCCTTGTAGTTGTAGACGACGATGGTGTTCGCCCGCTGGTTCTCGTCCAGCAGCTCGGCCAGCCGGTCGAACTTGTGGCCGCTGATCCAGATCGCGCGCTTGTCCACGTCGAACTTGCCCGGCCTGTCGCTGGCGGTTGACGTGCTGTGGTAGACGAACCCGGACGCCATCTGCTGGAGCTTGCTCGTCACGGCGGCCGCGTTGGCCGCGATGACCTGCGCCGATCCCAGCTCCAGCATCAGGTCGCGCTTCATGACGTTGTAAGGCTTGATGTCGGCCATGTCGCACGCCAGCTCGACCGTGTGGAGCGGCGGCAGCTTGTCAGCGTACACGCCAGGCTCCAGCACGAACGTCGCGGGCTTGATCGTCGCCATGATTTGCTCCAGCGATCCCTTGCGGGGCGACCACTCGCCGAAGTCGCGGTTGATGCAGACGAAGTAGCGTTGCAGGAACGCGCCTTTGGACCGGCCCAGCAGCGCCTGATCGACGATCTTGCACTGCCCGAACACGTCCTCCAGACCGTTAGACGTGAACGACCCGGTCAAGCCCCAGCGGTAGCGCACGCCCTTGAGGAGCTTCTCCAGCGCCTTGAACCGCTTGCCGCTGGGGTTCTTGACGCGCGTCAGTTCGTCGAACACCACGCCGTCGAAGCGGCGCATGTCGGCCTCCGTCAGCGTCTGGATGTTGTCGTAGTTCATCACGACCACCTCCGCGTCGGACGCTAACGCCGCCGCCCGCTGTGCCGGTGTGCCGACCGCCAGCGCCATCGTCAGCCCCGCCGCCCACTTGGGCCGCTCGACCGGCCACACGTCGGTGCAGACCCGCTTGGGCGCGAGGATCAGCCAGCGCCGGGCGTAGCCGTCCGACACCGCCGCCGCCAGCGCCGTGAGCGTGATGGCGGTCTTGCCCGCGCCGACCGGCGCGAGGATCATGGCGGTGTCGTGCTCGAACAGGAAGTCGGCCGCATCGTCTTGGTACGGTCTGAGCTTCAGCATCCCGTCTCCCGCGCCCACTCGTTGATCTCTTCGCGCGACCACAGGCAGGCGTAGTCCTGCCCCAGCGACAGCATGTCAGCGGCGAACTTCGTCTGGAGCGGTGCCAGCCGCCCGCCCTTCTTCTTCAGCTCCACAAACCACGTCTGGCCGTTGGGTAGGCACGCCACCTGATCCGACACGCCGCGCAGCGTGGGCGACTTGAACTTGTACGTCCGCCCACCCATGCGGGCGACCGTCCAGATGAAATACGCCTCGATTTCTTTCTCAAGCATTTTTCTGCTCCCGTTGCAAAAAAAGGTATTGCATGACTGCAAAGGATTGTCTAGTGTCCGTCTTGTCAAAAACACAGGAAGGTTCACTGATGGCACAACACTCCTCTATCGTCGGCGGCTCCACAGCCAAGCGCGTCATGGCCTGCCCCGGCTCGGTCAAGCTCGTCCAGCAAATGCCGCCCAAGCCGTCTAGCAAATACGCGGACGAGGGCACGCTGCTCCACAACGTCATTGCGGAGATCCTGACGACCGACCGCACGCCTGAGAGCTATCTCGGCACGGTCTACGAGGGCATCACGCTCGACCAAGACCTGATCGACGCCAAGCTGCGCCCGGCGCTGGACGCGCTGAACGAGATCGACCCCAACAAGGAGATGGAATACGCCGTCGAGCAGGTCGTCGGCTTCGACACCGCGCTGCCGGGCGTGTTCGGCTCCGCCGACCTGATCGGACGGCTGGGCAACCGCGCCATCGTCCTCGACTGGAAGTTTGGCTCCGGCGTCGCCGTGGACGTGGAGGAGAACGCGCAGGCGATGTTCTACGCCGCTGCCGCCATGCGCACGCCCGCCACGATGTGGGCGTTCCAAGGCGTGACCGAGATCGAGTGCATCATCGTGCAGCCGCCCAGTGTCAAGCGGTGGGTGACGTACCCGTCGCGCATCGCATCGTTCGAACGCGAGCTGGTCCTCGCCGTGCGCGGCGCGATGCTCTCCGACGCGCCGCTCTCGTCTGGCGACCATTGCCGGTGGTGCGCGGCCAAGCCAATCTGCCCGGTGATGACCGGAGCTGTGGACAGGGCACTAAAAAATAAGTTGCACGCCATAGACGCGGCGCAGATTGGTGTCTATCTTAAGCAGGCTGAACTGCTAGAGGCATGGATCAGCGGCGTGAACGAGCTCGCGTATCAGATGCTTGATGAAGGTCTGTCGGTGCCAGGCTATAAGCTGGTGCCGAAGCGCTCGACGCGCAAGTGGATCGACGACGACAAGGCGCTTGAGGCGCTTGAGGCGCTCGGATGGCCTACTAGAGAATTGGTGGAGATGACGGTTATCAGTCCGGCGAAGGCGGAGAAGCTGCTCAAGAAGCAGAAGATCGCGCTGCCTGCTGACCTCGTCGTCTCCATCTCAACGGGCAACACTCTGGTAACCGAGGATGATCCTCGCCCAGCGGTGATGCAGATCGGCAAGCAGCTTGCTTCCGCTCTTGGTAAACTCGTCTAAAGGAACACACGAATGTCAAACCTTACTGTTTTCGGCAACGCTAACCTTCCCTCCGCCGCCTCACTGGCGGACTCCCTGCGCAGCATCAAGACCGGCGTGTCTGACGCTGGTGGCAGCGTCATCCTCAAGATGGACAAGACCGGGCACTGGGTGTTCGGCGCTGACCAGACTGAGGTCGAGGACGGCGCGACTTGGGCCATCAACCCGTTCTCGTTCGTCCACGGCTTTATTGCTTGGGGCGAGGGTGACGTGCTGGGCGAGAAGATGGTGCCGGTGTCGTCGCCGCTGCCAGAGCTTGACGCCGCTCCGGCGGGTGCCAAGCGTGGCTGGGAAACGCAGGTCGGCATGTCGCTGAAGTGCGTCTCAGGGGACGACAAGGACATGGAAGCCCGCTACACGGTCACGTCCGTAGGCGGCAAGCGTGCTGTGCAGGCGCTGGCGCTCGCCATCGCCAGCCAGGTCGAGAAGGACCAGACGAAGCCGGTTCCGGTTGTTCGTCTGAAGAAAGAGCACTATATGCACAAGTCCTATGGCCGCATCTACACCCCGGTGTTTGACATCGTGGAGTGGATGGGCATGGATGGTGGTTCGACCGAAGTTGATGCGCCTCCCGTCGCTGATGCTCCGGCTGAAGCTCCCGCCGATCCGCGTCGCCGTCGCCGCGCGTAAGGGAGAGTGAAAGCGGGCGCTGCTGCCCCTCCCCCAGCAGCGCCCGCGAGTAACTGAGAAACATCATGACAACACTCTGGCTCGATTTCGAGACGCGCAGCCGCTGCGACCTTCGCTCGCGCGGCGTCTACAATTACGCACAGGACCGCTCAACGTCCGTGCTGTGCATGTCCTACGCGTTCGACGACGAAGAGGTCGTCACTTGGACGCCAGACCAGCCGTTCCCGCGTCGCGTCGCGGAGCACACAGGCCAGATTAGAGCACACAACGCCGCCTTCGAGCGGCTTATCTTTTGGTTCGTCCTCTGCCCCGACCAAGGCATCCGCGAGCCGTCGCTGTCGCAGTTCTACTGCACCGCGACGCAAGCCCGCGCCAACTGCGCGCCCGGCTCGCTGGAGGACGTGGGCCGGTTCAGCGGCGCGACGATGAAGAAGGACCATCGCGGGTCGCAACTGATCCGCCTGTTGTCGGTCCCCCGCGCTGACGGGACGTTCAACGACGATCCGGCGCTGCTGGACGAGATGTACCGTTATTGTGACCAGGATGTCCGTGCCATGCGCGCCATCAGCCGCAGCCTGCGCGACCTGTCCGCCGAAGAGCTGGCCGACTACCACGTCAACGAGCGCATCAACGACCGAGGCGTGCGCGTCGATCTGGCGCTGTGCAACGCAGCGGTCAAGTACGCCAGCGACGAGCTGGTTGAAATCCAGCAGATCGTGGCCGAGGTGACGCAGGGCGCGATCACGAGCGTGCGCAGCCCGAAGATGCGCCAGTGGGTGCAGGACCGCGTCGGGCCGGAGGCGCTCAAGCTAATGACCGTCCACAAGGACGGCGTCGAGAAGATGTCCATTGACAAGAACGTCCGCGCCAACTTGCTGACGTTCGCCGCCGAGAACCCCGACGAGGTGCCGCCTGACGTGGCCGAGGTGATCCAGTGCGCTGACGACCTGTGGGCGTCCAGCGTGGCGAAGTTCAACCGTATGTCGGCGCTGGCCGACGACGAGGACCACCGCGTCCGTGGCGCGTTCGTGTTCGCTGGCGGTGCTGCCACCGGACGCGCGTCGTCGTACGGGCTTCAGTGTCACAATTTTGCGCGCAAGTGCGCCAAGGAGCCGACCGAGACGCGCGAGGCGATGGTGCGCGGCCACAAGATCGTGCCGCTGTACGGTCGCCGCGTGACCGACGTGCTGAAGGGCATGCTACGCCCGGCGCTGCTGGCGAGCGATGGCAACTGGCTGGCCGTGGCCGACTGGTCGTCCATCGAGGCGCGCGTCAACCCGTGGCTGTCGGGCCGTGGCGACGCCAAGCTGGAGCTGTTCCGCAGCGGCCGCGATGTCTACAAGGTCAACGCGATGGCGACGTTCCGTGTTGAGTTCGACGACGTGACGCCTGACCAGCGCCAAGTTGGAAAAGTTCAAGAACTCGCCTGTGGCTTCGCTGGCGGTGTCGGCGCGTTCGCCGCGATGGGCCGCGTTTACGGCTTGGCGCTGCCAGAGCCAGAGGCCAAGCGCATGGTGGACGGCTGGCGCAAGGCGAACACTTGGGCCTTGCCGTTCTGGCAGGATCTGGAGCAGGCGTATACGCGCGCCATGCGCCACAAGGGCCACGAGTTCACGGCGGGCCGGATTACCTACTTGTTCGACGGATCGCACCTCTGGTACGCTCTGCCTTCCGGCCGCGTGCTCTGCTATCCGTTCGCGCGTCTGGAGGCCGAGGGCGTCACTTACGCCAAGGCCGCGTGGAAGCCCGCCGCAGATGCGAAAGAATGGCCACGCGCCCGGCTCTGGAAGGGGCTGGCGTGCGAGAATGTGACGCAAGCGACGGCCAACGACCTGTTGCGCTATTCGCTGCGGATGCTGGACGCGGAGAAGTTCGAACCCGTGCTGCATGTCCATGACGAAATCGTCTTGGAGACGGACGACCCCGACCGTACGGTCGAGGCGATGAAGCGGATCATGTGCTCCACACCGACGTGGGCCGAGGGAATACCACTCGGCATTGAGGCGCACACGATGAGACGTTACGGGAAATAAACGGGGAGAACGGGTCACATGAGAGACTTTATCGAGTTCATTCAAGGACTGGCCGAACACGGCGAGACGCCGCTGCTGGTCAAGCAGAAGCCGGTCATGCACAACGGCAAGCAGGTGACGCATGGCGATGGGACGCTGAAATATACGTGGCCCGCGTACCTGCCGACGCGCACGCCAAAGGCGGGCGAAGCCTGGTACATGAACACCGGATCGTTCATTGTTGACCGTTTCAGCGAAGGTCAGCCAAGCGCCAGCGCGTCCAATTGCGAGTACGTGCTGTGCCTGATGCTGGACGATGTCGGCACGAAGGCGAAGGCACCGCCGTTGCCGCCGACGTGGGTCATCGAGACCTCGCCGGGGTCGTTCCAGTGGGGCTACGCCTTCAGCGACCAGCCGACCAAGGGCGAATTTACCGCAGCAATTAAGGCGATTGCGGCCGCAGGCTACACCGACCCCGGCGCGACCAACGCGGTGCGGAACTTCCGCATTCCGGGTTCAACTAACCTTAAACCCGGACGCGATGGGTTCAAGTCAAGGCTCGTTTCCTTTAATCCCGAACGCGAGTTCACGCTGCCGGAGATCTGCGCCGCGCTTGGCGTGACGCCAGCCGAGGCCGACACGGCCAGAGCCATCAGCTTCCGCCTGCGCGACACCGGCAAGGACAGCGTCTTGGAGTGGCTGAACGATCAAGGCTTGGTCCTATCCAACGTCAACGCGGAGGGCTGGATGGGCGTCGTCTGCCCGAACAGCGCCCAGCACTCGGACGGCCAGATTGAAGCGCGCTACAAGCCGCTTGACCGGTCGTTTTGTTGTTACCACGGCCACTGCGAGGACTTCAACAGCCGTGCGTTCTTGCGCTGGGTCTGCGATAATGGTGGGCCGCGCGTCAATCCTGGCCTGCGCGACGAGCTGCTGGCCGAACACATGAGCAACACGCTGTCCAAGCTGACGCCGACCGAGATGTTTTCCGACGAGGCGGCCAAGGTCGTGGCCGAGGTTGAGCGTAAGGAGCTTGGTCGCGTCGAGAAGTCTGACTGGTACGAACGCTTCGCCTACATCTTGGATGACGACTCGTTCTTTGACATCCGCGACTGTCGCGAGCTGGGCCGCACGACCTTTAACGCGATTTATCGCCACGTTCCCTGTCAGTCGATCCACAACGGCCGCAAGGTCGAGGCGTCGATCTGCTTCGACGAGAACCGCCAGGCCATGAACGCCCGCCTGCTGCGCGGTGTCACCTACGCCGCTGGCGAGGCCGTGCTGGTCGCGCGTGACGGCGAGGTGTACGGCAACCGCTGGCGCAACGCGCGGCCGGACGTGTCCGGGACAAGTCCCGGCGATGTCAGCCCGTGGCTGGACCACTGCCGGTTGCTGGTGCCGGAGCCTGCGGAGCTGGAGCACGTCCTCAACATGATGGCGTTCAAGATCCAGAACCCCGGCGTCAAGATCAACCACGCGGCGCTGCACGGCGGTGACGAAGGCTGTGGCAAGGACTCCATGTGGGCACCGTTCATCTGGGCTGTCTGTGGCCCGCATCTGCGCAACCGTGGCTTGATCGACAACGACGCGCTGTCGTCCCAATGGGGCTACCAGCTTGAGAGCGAGATCCTGATCCTCAACGAGCTGAAGGAGCCGGAGGCGGCGCAGCGCCGCGCGCTGGCGAACAAGCTGAAGCCCGTCATCGCCGCCCCGCCTGACATGATCGTCGTCAACCGCAAGGGGCTGCACCCTTACAACATGCTGAACCGCATGTTCGTCCTCGCGTTCACGAACGATCCGGTGCCGATTAGCATTCCCTCGCAGGACCGCCGCTGGTTCTGCCTTTGGTCGAACGCGCCCCGGATGGCCCCGGCGGATGCTGACCGTCTGTGGACTTGGTACAAGACGGGCGGGTTCGAGAAGGTCGCGGCGTGGATGTACGCCCGTGACGTGTCAAAGTTCAACCCAGCGGCCGCGCCGCCCTTCACCGAGTTCAAGGCGAACCTGGTCGAGCATGGCATGAGCATCGCGGAGAGCTTCCTTGTAGACCTGATCCGCGTCAAGGCTGGCGAGTTCTCGCGCGGCGTGATCGGCTCGCCGTTCTTCGCGCTCTGCGACCGTCTGGTCGCGTCCGCCCCGGCGGGCGTCAAGATCCCGCAAGCCGCGCTGCTGCACGCGCTCAAGGAGGCCGGGTGGGTGGACATGGGGCGGCTGGCGTCTGGCTCGCACATGACCAAGAAGCACGTCTTCGCCACGCCAGACATGGCGCGCAACCACAGCAAGTCGGAGCTGCGCAACATGCTGGAAGCGCCCGCAACGCCAAGCTTGAAGATTGTAAAATGAGAGCGCCGCCCCGGTTGATAGCCGGGGCGGTCTTCTAATTTATTGTTTTGAGTTCCGCCGTTGATGGCGTTTTGATTGACGTGATGATCTTCTGCATCATGAGCAACGTCAGCTCTTTTGTTTTTCTGTCTACTGATGTCTCGGAAAAATGCGCCAGCGTTACGAATGCAATGGCTCGCTGCGACACAATGTCGCTGAAGAACATTGGTTCGGAGTCGTCGATGTGGACCACGTTGTCGTTGTCGTCTTCATCCATTGGGCGCGTCCGTTCTTGGGGGTTCACGATAGAATGCCAGATGTCGATCCTTCAACAGCTCCTGTATCGTTTGCTCCTGCGCCAAGATCACAAGATTTAGCGCGATTAACTCCTCTGCCATGCGAAACTCGGTCTGTGATCCGCTCCATTTATACCGGAACTCGTTCACAAGATCGTGAATAAGGCGTTCGTGTGGATGTAGCCCCGGCATCAGGCATACAGCTCCTCAAGCTGCGCCATTGACGTGAACGTGTGGGACACGACGTGGCCGCCGCGCAGCTCCAGCTCGTAGACGCCGTAAGACCAGCCGGTCGTCGCCGTGCCAGCGTACTTGGCCACGTGGCCGTGCGGCATGGCTGACCCCAGGTTCATGACTTCTATGGAATGGTTCGCGCCGATTTTAGGCGTCTTGCGGAACGACGCGCGGTGTGTGTGGCCGAAGACGATGCTGTGGGTGGCATGGTTCGCGATCTGGTTCTCCGCCTGCTGTCCGCCGTAGGGGCGGCCCATGATGTTCATCGGCACATGGATGAAGCCCACGCCGTCGATGATCAGCCATTGACCGTAGGGGTGGAGTCGCCAGCGGTGCCTGGCGCACAGGTCTTCGAATTGCGCCCACAAAGTTCCAACAGTTTCGGGCGTTTTGTCCTCAAAGCGTTGGATTCTGGCTTCATGGTTGCCGCAGACCAGCTCTAGCGGAATGCTCAGGCCGGAAGTCTCTTTATAAAACGCGGCCATCGCCTCGCCGCAGGATTGCAGATCTTCTTGGAAGCTAGGGCGCTGCGCGTAGCCTAGGCTGCCGCGCTCCTCGTGAGACGACACCGAGTTCCACGACGCGAAATCCCCGATCTGGACAATTCTGTCGGGCATACGTGCGACACAATGCCGCCCCAGCCAAGTAAAGCGGTCCTTGGCCATGCCTGGCTCGTCGTGCGTGTCGCCTATCGCGACGACGCGGGTCGAGCGGCCTTCTCTTGCTGGGATGACGCGCGTGCGGATCGGCGGCTTGGCATCGCGCGCGGCACGTAGCGCCGCCACCTCGGCCTCTAACTGGCTGGCGGTGCGGACTAAATCCGATACGCGCAGAGGCTTGTTGCGCCTTAGCGCATATCGGACTGTGCTTTCGTTTCGACCTATGTGCTCAGCGACGCGTGATGCCCCGCCCATCTGCACGATCAGGGTCTGCAATTCCGCCGGGCTTAACATCATGTCGCCGCCTCCGTCGTTCGCGGCGAAGCTTATTGCGGTTTTATGTCTGATGCATGTCTTTTTTGGTTAATATTGTTTCATAAACTCAATCATTGAAAAAGTCCCTCCAAAAAAGGTGGCAGACTGCGGCCATTCCGACCCAAGCCATGACAACCACTGGGATCATTATCAGCACAGAAATTACCTCAATCATCCTCTTTCTCCATCAATTCACGCCGTAGTTCGTTGCGCTGGTGCCGGACCCTTTCTAATTTCCTGCACAGGTTCTTTTCATAGTCGCGGGAGCTGACGAGGCGGCGCTCCAGATACTCGATGTAATCCGCCGCCTTCAGAGACGCCTCGCATCCATCTTTGGCCGCCAGCGCCCGCAGCGCCGCCTTATGGTCAGTCATGACGCGGCCTCCCATTCTTGCGCGGAGGGGCACCGTTGCGCCTCGCGATCTGCCGAATGTACCCCGGCGAGCGCAGCCCGAACAGCCGCATGATGTCGGTCAGCTTGCGCCCGGCGAGATAGTGCTGCGTGATTAATTTGTCCCGTTCTGCGCTGTAGTTACTCACACTATTTTCTCCCAAAGGTCACGTTTGTTCCACAAAAGATCCAAACCACACTGCCCGCTTGATGCTCGCTTCAACCGGGTCGCACGGCCCCTCGATCAGGTCATTCGGATTTTCATAGCGCGCCCAAGAGCCACCCCGCATCCACGAGTGGCAAAGCCAGCCCTCTGCGCGCTTAATTGCCCCATGCACGGGGTGGGAGCCTCCCCCATCCGTCGCGTAGATGCGGACCTCGCGCCCGTCGCGTGTGTGGTATGTTTTATCGATGTCGATCATCTCATTTCCTCCCGAATGTCACGTTCTTTTCGGCGCGGATGTCCTGATTGCGCCACGTCCAGCACTCGCCGCTGTCCTGAAACACGACCCAGCACAGGTCGTGCTCGGCACCATAGTCGATCAAGACGTGCGCCAGCCCCTTGCCTTGCGGCGTCACCACGGGCAGCGGCGGATCAAGTCGCAGCATCATCGGACGCCTCCCCTAACGCGGCGCGGCGCGGCTCAGGCCACGGCTCGTCCCCGTACAGAAGATGGGCAGTACGCTGCGCGGCATACGTCATGTCAGACATGGCTTCACGCGATCCGCTATATTGATGCTCAATGAGGGCATCCCACTCATGCAGCGCCGCCCGCAGCCGGTCGATCTCGTCAACCAAACCGCGCAGCTCGTTCTTGCCCACCGGCCACGTCGGCCACGGGTCTTTGTCCATCGCATCAAGATCAATCATCTGTCTTCTCCTTTAGTGCAGCGCGGGCGATCAGCACCGCTTCCTCGTGGCCGTCAGCGCAGTAGACTTTGCCATGCGGCGCGTGGGCGATGCGGCGCAGCGCGTCCCGCATCCGCTCGATCTCGTCCTTCATGCTGTCCTGACCTTTTCTAAAGCCGAACATGTAGACCAGCGTCAGATCGTCCTGCTCTTCTTTCATCTGCCTCCTCCCCTTACCGACTTTTGAGCTCACTAAGAAAATCATTGTATTCCCGCAGCGGTTTGGAAATATCCGGGTGCTTTAAAAGACGAAGAGCCCTTTCTTCTAACTGGCGGATGCGATCCTTGCTGACGCCCATGTCGGCTGCAATTTCGGCCAATGTTTCTACATTGCCCGTTGTCAACCCAAAACGCCTGTCAATAATTTCTCTGTGGCGGGGAGTAAGGCATTCATCCATAATTTTCGAAAGAATTTTCGGAAAATCTTCCAGCATCTTTCGGTCATCAGGCGGCAACGCATCCATGCGCAAGCTACCAGCGATTTGCATCAAGTCGTTTTTGTTAGCTTCGATGTTGTAAGTGTTGCAAGCCAGCGGCTTATTACGGCGCTCCGGCGGGTAAATATGATCAGGAAGCAAACTCAATGCGTCCGCCAGCTTAGAAATCTGGAGGCTGATAGTCCCATTCTTGATGTAAAATGGGAGCTTAAAATTGATGATCTCAGTGACGCATTGATATGAAAGCTCCTTGGCGCGGCAAAATTCCGGGATGCTGTCAAAGCCCAGCTCTTCAATACGCTTCAGGACGACATTGTTGCGAATTTTAATTTGAAAGCGATATTCATCAGTCATCATCATCTCCATAAAAAGGGCGGGCGCTTGTGCGCCCACCAATATCAATTCGGCTTCGCGTCGTTCTCCGCCATCGCCGCCTTGGCGGCATCGAAGTTGGTGCGGAGGAGGCTCTCAACATCATCATAGAGGGCGTCGAGGCCCTCTATGGCGTGGTCAACGTCCTTGGCCCCGCCAAACATCAGGCCCGCCACCATGTTCGTGATGAAGGAGCCGACGGCGGCGACATTTTGGTTAACGTCGCCCACGGCTATCTGGTCCAAGATATATGCGGCCAGTGATCGCATATTCTCCCGGCTCAGAAATTCGTTTTCTTCGGTCATTTTGCATCTCCAAATTGGCCAGCGAAGGCCAGATAATTAATTGCGTCCGCATATGTGTCGGCCTTGTCTGGGCTCGTCTTGAGCCGGGCCATTTTCACCGCCACGAGGAACAGCGCCGCCTCGTGGCAAGTCAATCCTATACCCGTCATTGCATCAAAAATTGAAATGATGCGCTCAAAGTTCTCATCCAAGTCGCCATATTCCATGCCCCGCTGGTGGGACAGTCTGGTTGCATCTTCCAAAAATTCAATGTGGTTCATTTTTATCTCCTAAGCCTCGTGGTGCCCGCGATTGGCGTGCGTGGACGACACGACAGCCTTTACCTTGCCGATGAAGAGTGGGTTGATGGCGATGCGGCCCACGGAATAATGCCCCTCAGAGCCCGAGGACATATTCGCGTCACGGTAAAATTCCTCGACGACAATGAAGTCGTGATCGGCGAGGGCGTTGGCAAATTGATCGACGGACGTGGCCGGGTGTTCGCAGATGATCTGGTGGATCGGAACGCCGGAGCGGGCAGGCATATTCATGGTGATGAGAAATTTCACGTCGATCTCCGTGGTGTGGAGGGGCGAGCCGGAGCCCGCCCCAGTGAATTAACCGAAGTCTTCGTCGTCGGCGGGTGCCACGGCGCGGGGAGCCGGTGCGGCTGCGCGTGAGGATCCCGTCGAGGGCGGAGCGCCGCGGGCGGCGAGCGGTGCCGGTGCGGCAGTCGGGGCCTTGGCCTTGGCGGCGTCGTCAAGGGCAGAGGGGCGTCCCACCCACGAGACAATCTCAAAGATCGGCTGGTAGTTGGTGCTTTTCTTGTCGCCCGAGCCGCTGGTGAGGGGCACAGTGTCGCGCAGGACCACGACAGGGAGTTTACCGGGATTGGCTTTTACGCCCGACAGGTACTCGTCGTGCAGGGCATTGAGGCCCGCCTTCATGACGCCCGCCGTGCTGGCAAGTTCGCGGCAATCTCCGCCGCACTCAGCGCCAAGTTTGACGTTCATGCGGAACCCTTCCTTGTGGTTCGCACTTGGGCGCTCCACGCCGGGCGTCCCCATTGGGGACATCTGGAAGTCGGGAGCAGACCCCGCGACGAAGGCAATCCAGCCCGTCTCGACGTTTTCAAAGTCAAACACGGCCTTGAAGGTGCGCGTGATGTCCACGGGCGTCGAGACGCCGTCCTCACGATCAACGCGAAAGAAGCGTCCGGCACGGGCGTCGTACTTGACGATGGGGAGGAAGTCGCCGCCGCCACTTGAAGTTCCAGTATTGCTAAAACCGAGAGCCATTTTCCATTCTCCATTTTGGGGCCGTGTGGCCGACCCCGAGCCTTCGCCCACATGGGCAGAACTTTTCAGCGCGAAAGTTGTTCGCGCAGCAGGTATCCCTCATGCGCCCAGATCTGACGGTAGGCGTCGTCATAGGCGTAGTATTCGCCGATCTTGGCGTCGTGGTTTTCGGGGCTCGCCGCCGCCGACTTGCCGACAAAGACGAAGCCGTTGCGCATCAGGATGAAGCAGACGGTGACCTTGGCCGCGCCGATGCTCTCGACGTGGAAGCTGTGGCAGTCAATCTTGGCGCGAATGCCTTCCTCGGTGACGCGCGGCGCGCGGCTGTCCTTGAGCATCTCAATCACGGTGTCGGCAGAAATTCGGTCAGTCATCACATCCCCCACACATCAAACGTGGCCTTGCGGGCCACCGGGTCAGAAAAGTAAAACGTGTCCACGTCTGGCACGACATATGACGCCAGAACCTTCGGGTCGTCGCTCAGGGACAGGAACCGCTGGATCGTCATCCCGATCAGGCGCAGCGCCTCCAGATGCTCGCGAGCATTCTCAAGGACGTATGTCGCAGACTTCTTCGGGGTGACGTAGGAAACACGAGCATCGAGATTGTCACCCCGTGAAGCGCGATAAAGCGCAACTTGCCGGGCGTGGTTGGTGGAGATCTTCGACGGGAGCGCGTGCGTGGTCTTGATGTCAGTGAGGATCCCGTGATCAGCCCACTCAATGTCGTAGAAGCCCAGCATCGGGACCAGAAGGCCCTCAAATTTATAATTGATCCTGCCCTGTGTCGATGTCGGCTTGCCGTAGGGCAGAAGCTCCTTCAGGCCGGTCTTGACGAAGTCGGCAATGACCGCCTCCTCCTTCTCCTTCTTCGGGCCACCCATGAGCGCCGTCAGCGACGCAAACTCGCAGCGCGCGATGTCGATGCACTTAGCCTCAGACACCCCATCAACAAGGCCAGCCACAATGCCGCTCTCGACAGCAGTCCCACGGTGCGCGGCGGGGCCGACCGAGTTCTTCACTTTCATGAGCTTCTGGAGGATGAACATGGCAGGGCTGGCCACGAACAGGCTGCAAGAAGACGGCGAAAGGTGGTGGATGTCGTAGTGTTCAAAAGGGTTTTTCATCAGCTCTCAATCGGTAAGGTTCAGCACCATAGGCCGATCTGATCGGGGCGGTCAAGCGACAAATTGTCTAATTTCATGGATTGACTTGGTGGACAAAATGTCTCACGCTCGGTGTTCGCATGGGAGGATTGTATGAAAACGGACAGCATTAACTGGGAGCTTGTGCGTGCCGTTGGCGTGACGCAGGGCGCGACCCGCCACGCAGTCAGCAAGTGGAGGCAGCGCAAGATGGTGCCCCACAAGTGGCGCGCTCACTTGGTGGCCGCGACTAACGGCAGGATCCGGTGGGATCACTTCGAAGACATGGACAAGGCGAGGGACGCATCATGATCTTCATCGGCATCGACCCCGGCTTGAACGGCGCAATAGCCTTCTTTGACCTCGCCAAGGGCCACCTGTCTGTCGTGGACATGCCGGTCGTTGAGATGCTGCGCGGTGGCAAGAAGAAACGCGAAGTAAGTGCGCAGATGCTCGCCCAGATCATTCGCCTCGCCGAGCGCCCCTGCACAGCCATGTTTGAGCGGGTCAATGCGATGCCCGGTCAG